CAAGGCACTCAGCTCGTTTATTGAAAAGATTGATAAACTCGTTAAGTTCCTTTTCTTCAAACCCGTAAGCATCATGTATGCAGTAAATACTTATCAGCAGCATAGACTTAATCGTGTTAGCCTTTTCACTTACTTCAAATTTCCGTAAATCCGAATCCTTAACTGCTAACGGGATATTCCTTGCCCCACGCATTATCAGGTCTTTTTCAGCTTCTTCTATGCCGATAGCTTTAATCTTATCCAAAATCCAATTAGCACCCTGATACCTTGCTAATTCCTCTTTACTTAGTTTGCTCATTTTATTCACCTACTAACATAGTATGTTTATAGTTTTATATCCAAATATGCCCTCTGCCTGTCATATGTTCATTAGTCCACTCAATGGCTTCTCGGAACGAAACCCCATTATTTTTAATCACATCAAGAAGTGCGTACATCTTTGGATGTGTCTGTTTCAGCAACAAGAATCTCGATTCGTCTTTCTTTTCAAGATGGCATCCGAACCCACATAACATACATCCTGTTCGCTTGCATCCCGTACACTTGTATTTCTTTGTTTCGTTGTAAAGCCCAAAGTCACCTAAAGTCATTTGACCTTCAAGTTCTTCACCATAATCAACTACCACATCCCCATAGACAGAGCAGATTTTAAGGTTGTTCTTGACTATGTATGTTAGTACATCTTGTTCCGTCCAGAATGACATAGGATTGCTTACGGGTCTTTTCATGTTAAACCCGTTGCATCCATTCCGAAGCCATTGTTGTAATCGCAATCTGCTTTCATCTGCCATTTGCCCCGTGATTGCATATCTGCCTGTTTTTTCAGCATATTCATGTACGGGGGCTTTCTTCATAACGTTACAGCACATATGAGAAATATCAAAAGGGGCTGACAGCATAAACCCAAACCTTTCAAGAGAAAAATCAGAACGATCTTCTTTAGGGATATTCACCGCTATCAAGTCTTTCCCACTCGATATGTTGTTTCGAGTTCTCCATCCCAGAAGCATTGCCAATCTCTGATTGCTTCCCCCTGTTTTGGTTTTCATTCTTTGGTTTAGCAAACTCGCCAATTCCTCGGAGTTTTCTATACTTTCTGTCATACCCCCCCCTACTATTGGTATAAAGTGCTAATTCATCCACTTTATCGTAGTTAGGGATATTCCCCTTTTTCTGATACTTCCCTGTTCCTGTTAGTCTTTCGTAATGGTAATGGTATGGTATCAGCCTGTCTGTCTGTCTGTCTGTCTGTCTGTCTGTCTGTCTGTAAGGACGGTCACATTGTTGTTACATTCTGTCAAGAGTTTTTTCAGATATTTTTTCCCGCCCGATACTGTTTCTGAAACCTCTTTTGAGATTATCGGAAACCCATACTTCTTACAAACTTCAACAAAATTGATTTTGGGCTTTAATACTTCTACATTCTCAAATGATGTGGCAAATTCTCTCAATTCGGGAAACTGTGTCGGCACATCTACAAACACCGCCGGAATATCGGAATAACCACAAACATTCCTTACTATGTCAAGAAGCACCGTACTGTCTTTACCACCTGAAAAGCTAACATACACACCATCTTCACCAAATTCATTTACCCATTGTCTGATACGTTCTCTGGTAAGTGAAATTTTTACATCAAGTGGAAGTGCCTGTTTCATTTTCAAATCTTCTATTGTTCTGCTCATGTAACTGCTGCCCCCTCATAGATGTTGCCGACAAGGATGTATTTCTTGTAATGACACGGCAACCCATAACGGTTTTTAGTTTCAACACGTTCTTCCTTAAAGATGTAACCCATATCTTTCAATTCCCAAATTCTCGCTGCCAATCTTGTTATTCCCAAATCTTTAAATGCCTGCCATGATGTAATAAAACCAAAATCATGTAAGTATTTAAGAACTAAAACTTTCTGTGTCGCTTTTCCCATGCTTTACTCCTTCCTGTCACCTGTAAGACCTAACTCCTTGAAAAGTTTTTGCCTATTTTCCCTTGCTTCTTTAGTTCTCACACATACTTCCGGCAAGTGCATTTCAACAGTAATCTTTTCAAGCCTGTCCTTTATACGTTCATTAAACGGTAACTGCTTTATATCCAGATTAGATGTGATTATTGTCATTCGCCCGTTTGTCATTCGGTAATCAAGCAGCTTGAACAATTCATCCTCTAACCATTCCTTACCTGTATTCTTCTGTCCAAGATCATCTATTACCAAGAACTTACATTCATAAATCAGTTTCATAGGGTTACGCTTGTATTCGTCATAAGCGTTTTTATCCCCGGATTGTGAAATGTCTATCAGTTCTGACGCTCTTACAAACCTCGTCCTGATTGCCTTTGAGTACATCAGCTCGTTACAGATACAGGACGCAAGGAATGTCTTTCCAGAACCTTTAGTTTTTCCGCAGATATACAAGCCGATATTTTTCTTTTCCCAAGCATCAAACTGATTTATAAATGCTTCAACGCCTCGCTGTGTCGGTGTAGTATCAATCGTAGTGCCATCATCACGAACATAAGCGTTCCAATCAAAGTCCTTCATGCGCTTATCGTAGAAACTTGAAGGAATATCTGAGTTCTTACGAACTTCCTTAACATCCTCGGCAAAGCCGCCATCACAAAACGGGCATTTCTTACTGACCCATACATCAAAGTCCTTATTGCCATAGATGTGATTTAACCCGTTTTCCTGTGCATATACTGACGCTTTCTGCGTAAACATATATATGCCTGTTCCATGACAATACTCACATTTATTTTGAATCGAAGATGTGGTCTGTCCAATGGCTGCCGTATTCGGCGTTTTGTCGCTCATTTATTTCTCGATCCTCCTTACTTATTCGTTTTGAACCATAATCAGATTGATGTTTTTCCCATGTAACAACCGCCATCTTCCAATTTTTCATTTTGTTTTTGCCTATCATCCACCCTTTAGATTCGTAAAATGCTACAAACTGTTCAGCGTCTATGTCATTATTACGTTCCCGACAATAGGCTTCTACTTCTTCTTCTGTAGGGGGATTAAAGTTTGTATTTTTCTCTTTTTTAGGTTTTGGTATACCATCTGGTATACCACCCGGTATACCAACGGGTACTAAGTCTAAAGACTTAGTAATTAAATTATTAGGAGTATTATTATCTTTAAGTACATAAGGTTTATTATCTACTACTTCTAACATAGAATATTCTGTAGTATGTTTAGTAGGATGGTATCTATCACCCCTAAGATAGTTATTCATTCTCCAATGGGTAATAACTATTACTCCTGTTTCAAACTCTATTAAAAAACATTTTGTCAGTAGTAACTTCATATCATCCAATGATGCCCCGCATTGTCGCATTATGGCTCTGGGATTATCAACAAACCCATCATCATCTGCTACCATGCTCAAAGTGAAATACAAGCACCTTGCTGACATAGGCATATCTAAAAACCAATCAGTTAAGACAACTTCTTTTGAAAACATCCTTTTAGTTGCCATTTTCAACCACCTTCTTTTCCTTGCAGTAAATCTATAATCAGTTTTGCCGATTCATCAGGCTTGCAGAAAAGGAATTTACAGCCATATCGTTCTTCCATTGTGTGACATATCTTTGCAAGCTGAGTACCGGGCATAGCTTTCGGATAAACAGGCTTGCCATTTTTCTTGATATACAAACGGGGATTTTTCCAAGCGTTAAGATCATCTATACATCTGACCGTTGCGTTCCAGATAGTCTTACGATAATCAACATACCTGCCCTCGTTTTCGACAAGAATGTAAAGTTTTATGCCCGCTTCTTTACTGCGTAAAAGTTCATCACGAAACCTAACATGGTCTGTTTGAACGTCCTGAATCAACTCGCCAATGTCTTTTTTGGTGTCTATGCAAACGCTTTGATTAGTAGGTAACGTATAATCACCCGCATACAACCGACACCTACGAATTTCTATGCCGTGTTTCTCAAACCATTCATGCTTTAAGTCATGTTTTCCGGCTTGTTGCCGGGTGTCCTCTAAAAGTATCATGTCTTGCCGTCCTCATATATGCCCTTATAACGCACCACAATAGGGCAAATTTCAATTTTCTGATTGAAGTGGTATATTTTATCGTCCGAATAGATATAACGTCTTAAAACGTCATATTATGCGTTTGGATTTTCAGATTGATATTCAGCACCTTCCAGACCTGATAAATCAACATTCGTAACTGAATACTCTCCTGTTTCGACATTCTTGCCGTCCTTATAGCCATCAAGGAAACTTACTGTAACTGCAAATACCTTAACGGTGTACTGCTTTAACCCGCTTTTAAGCGTGTAAGCGTCAGATTCAAGGCTACCGCTTACGGCTACTAATCTGCCCTTTGTAAGATACTTCTCGATATATTCAGCCTGTTTATTAGCGGTCTTGATCCGTATAAAGTTAGCGTTAACCTCGCCCTGTTTCTTGTAAATCTTTGGAATAGCAAGCGTAAATTCAGCAAATACATATTTCTTCCCGCCTGTTTCAACTCTATTAACGTTAGGTTCTGCAACCGCATATCCGATTAAATTACATGAGTTGATAAGTATTCCCCCTCTCTGCTATGTAGACATTGCTATCTGTCACTTTCTGGATTTCAGCCTTAAACATATCTCCGTCAGCGTTATCTCCTGATAAATGACCGATTATAATGTTTTTAAGCGACTTATCCCGGTCTGTGGTTTTTATAAACTCTATTCCTGTATTCAAACTCATGTGACCATTTAGGCAATGTCTACGTTTCGATTCATTAGATTCTTTTGCAAGTAATTCATCCGAATAATCTATGCCTAACAGTAGCGTGTTTATCGTGCTGAATTTCCACTTAACGAACTCACAATCTGTGATGTAAAGCATCCTTAAAGGCTCGTTGTCATGCAAAATCAGATAACCAAATATCGGACATTCGCTACCGTCAGCGTTGCTATGAACGTAGGTATTATCCCCATTTGTAAGTGAGAAATATCTGACCATGAACCCGCCAAAATAACTGTCTTTGGGTTTAGCTATATACGGAGCTACGATCTTTACGCCCATCTTTTCCAAGTCCCTTGCTGCTTTGGCATGATCCAAATGACAATGGCTCAACAATGCCCCTTTTACTTTAGAGATCTGAAAATCAATCCCAATTTTTATATCCTTGACGTTTATTCCGGCATCCAACAAAAGGATGTTTCCTTCTTTGTCTGTCAGGGAGTAGCAGTTTCCACTACTCCCCGTCCCCAAACACTTTAATGTCATAAGCTATCCCTCACTCTACAGGCTTAACTTCTGCGTCTTCAAAAGGAAAATCAACGCTGTTAGCATCTGACGATATTTCCACATCCCTTATTTCAGCAGGTTCGGTAGCTATATCTGTATCAGCCTCAAATATCTGCTTCTGTTCGGGATTTTCAAAATCAATCTCGATACGTTTACAAAGTCTGCGGATTACTGATTTCTTCTGCATTTCGCCTGTAAAATCTTTCCAAGCCCCCGCATTAGCCATCTTTGACTTTTTCCTGACTGCTTCAAGCTCTTCCAGATTCATTGTTTCAACCTGAATATCCCCATCCTCAAACTCAACAACGGCAAAACAGCCGATTACGGGCTTGCTGTTAAATGCCTTTGGTTTGAATGTTACATAACGCTTGTTAGCTTCTATGCCTGTTTCAAAAACATCATCTTCCCTGACAAGTTCCGCATAGATGTTCTTAACCTTGTGAATTGCGTACTTCTTGATTATTTTCTGCGAGCCTATGTATGAGGTCTGGTACTGTAAATCATTCCCATAGCCGACAAGGTAGGCTTCTTTGTTGAAGAAGTCCAAACCCAACATAGCCCCTCTCATAAGTCCTGCCATGATCTTTGCCTGTCCGAACTTTGCCAATTCAGGCTTTTCATTCAACAGGGATAATGCGTTCTGTACGAACCTTGCCTTGTTAAAATCCTTCGGTAATGCGTCCTGAATGGAATCCAACTTATCGGTAATAACCAAACTAAAATTCTTTTTTTCTTCCTTCTTTACTACCGCTTCTGCCATGTCTTAGTCCTCCTTTACAAATAAACTCTTACCATCCGTTACCCGGAGTAATATCAACTGTGTATCAGCTTCAAGTTGTGCTTGATTTTCAGTATCAAGTGCTTCGCTGTTGTCAAGCCAAATAGGATAATGCTCGTTGTAGAAGTTCTGTAAGCCGTTACAAATGTCAACTTTGGCTTTTATCTGTGCTGCATTGTTAAGGGCTGAACCAAATTCCTTATCCCCCACAAATGCCTTGCAACATTCCTTATATTCGCCATTTTTCTGATATTCAAAGAAGCTGAACTTAACTAATTTGAAGTGTGCATTTATTTCTTCCGTAAGCAATTCGTTCTTACGTTTCTGTACTAATGAAAGCAGATAAAGTATGCGTTCAGCATCAGCCTTGTTTTGCTCATATTTCGTTTGCTGTTCACGCAACGCCTCAATCTTTTCGTCAATCTCATTGTTAGTATCAGCTTTAGCCAACTGAATCTCGCAGTTTCTTAACTCGTCATGGAGTTTAAGTTCTTCGGCTTTTAACAACGTCATGTTTTTAAGTCCGACTTTTAGGTTATTTATAAGCAGGTTGTTATCTGCAATAGCCTGATTGATACGCTCAATTTCAGCATCATAGGTATGCGGTTCTTCCATAGCCCCGTCAAACGCATTTAAAGGCTTATTTAAGGCGGTTTCTATATCAGCCTTATCATTTATAGCCTTTTGTATCTTTTTGCTGATTTCAGCCAATTCTGAGCGTTTGATAGCCAACAGTGACATAAATTCTGTAACCTCTTTATGCCGGTCAGCGATTCTTCTCAACTTATCAGCCTCAAAATCATTTTTCATTTCCTCAATCTTGTCTGATTCATATAGCCTATGACATACAGGACATATAGCAGTAGTTTCATCAAAAACCTCTGCCTCAATCTCTGAAATCGCAGCCCGACCCTGTTTGATAGATGTTTCAAGCCTTTTAATCGCACCGCCATGAATGTCTACCTCGTTATTCAATCTGGAAATATCACGCTCAATCTGTGATAACTGTTCCTGTAAGCTCTTTCGTTCCGAATAAATCTTTTCCTCTAAGGCTTTTTTCTCGGCTTTCTCTTTCTGAACAATGCCGGATAATTCCATCTGTAAAGCCAAATCCCTATTACGGAGTTCATTAAGATCACGTTCTGTCTGTTCACAAGCTGCCTGTTCGGTCTTATTATTCGCAAGTTTTTCTTTAATCATGTTCTTTTGCAACTCTAACGCTGAAAAGTCTAAATCAACCTTTGCACTTTCAAGACCTTCAATCTTGCTGCGCAACAGTTCTCCGTCCTTGCCATAAACCTCACGGATTTTACGCAAGTTAGCGTTCTGCATAGATTGTGCTTCTGTAAATGTGTAGTTTTTCAATAATTCAGCAGCTTCAAAGCATCCGTCCATCTGTGATGCAACTTCATAATCTGTAATGTCACTGACCATCCCAAACAGGACTTTTCGCATTTCGTCTTTCTTCTGTGACAGGAATAAGTCAGGATGTGATAAAGTAAGGAATTTGTCTGTGATCCCGTACTCATCCAACTTCTGTTTAAAATCCCGAAGTCCGTACTCTACGCTATTAACAAGATATGTTGACGAAAAGCTAACCGCATCAGCCGTACCTTCAATTTTGCTTTTCTTAACAGTTCTTTTAAGCTGTCTTTCAAGAGTTATCTGTTTCCCGTCCAGATTGCAGATAACCTCAACTGACGGAGTACATTCTTCGCTATCTAATGGGAAAACAGGCGGGTTTGAAACCAATGTTTCTGAAACATCAGCCATTAACCAAAGCCAACCGCACATAACACTTGATTTCCCTGTTCCATTTGCCCCGCCAACAGTTACATTGTTATTGTTAAAAAGTAGGTTTTCATGCTTTAATCCCTTGAAATTGTGAAGCACAATTCTTTCAATTTTTAATTCCATATATCCTCCTAAGTGGCGTGGCAGAACTATCAACTTGAAATGTCTTATATTGTATTGTTCTTTAATGATTTGAGCTTTCTAATATTGCCCTAAATTACGCTATGTTGATTTCTCGACTTTCAAGCCGATAACTCTGCCACGCTTAAATCTATGTGTTATCCTATACTTTCTATTTTTTCTATGTGATACCTGCCGTAGCCACTTGATCTTCCAGAACCGATACCGATACCGAATCCGGCAAGAGTGATGATGTTAAGTATCTGTTCCATAGAGTAAGCAGTTTCAAGGAACTGTATTGTTACGTCAGCACTCCAACCAACGAATCTGTTAAGTGATACCAAAACAGGTGCGCCCTTTTTAGGGGACATAAGTTTTTCATCTACAAAGTGTTGTGCAAACTTGACAGGTACTAAGCCTCCCTGACCGTTTACATTAACTGTGGCGTTGAATTTGGTTGAATACTTATCAACGTCATTCCTGACTACTGAATCCGCAAAAGATTTCTTCAAGCCGAATGTAGTTATGCAAGGAGCGTTTTCCTTTAGTGCCTTTTCAAAACCTTCTTCCGAATAATCTGTAGGCTTACCATCACGCCAATGTATAGCGGTTATGATTGTTTCCCACGGATTAGGCTTATCAAGGCTCTTTGCCTTGTCCTTCCTTGCATCTGTAAGCTGCTTTGCAGTTACATCATTCATCTTGTTAAGGACTAAATCTGAATCCCCAACGATTGTTACTACCATTGTTCTTACGCTGTTCTGAGGTGCTTTTACCTCGATTGTCTTTGTTCCCATTTCTTTTTCTCCTTTGAATTGTGATGTGAGTTGTCTTGTTCTTTCTTTTGGTCTGGTGTCATTCGGTGTTCTATTTTGACCTTGCTCAATCTAATGAGCGTAGCAACCTATTCAGCAAAGATATGATTTGTCCTGTATTAACTTATAATGTGCTACGTTAGCTTGACTTTTCCTATCATTTTCTTATCATTCCTGTTGAACAGGTAACAACGCCCATTAAATATGCTATGTTATAATTTCATTTGCTATTCTGTTTTTTAGTTTATTTAGCTATAAAAGAGTGTTTTCAGTTTAACTTGTGTGTTTTGTTGTAAGTTATGTGGTTTCACCCACTTATAGAAACGAAAGACTTGTTTTGTAATATGGTATAGTGTCCTTCGGTTTAGTGTTATGATTTATAAGGCATTATCATTTAATCAAATCTAATTTATTCAAGCCTTCCGGCTCTATAAGTAAGTGAAACCCTATTATTTATAAAACCTCGTCTATTGCTTCAAAAACTTTTTCAAGTTCTGAAAGTGTTTTGTATCTCGTTTTCAAGGCTGACAATTCATTCTTTGCCCTTTGCAGAAGTGCTTTGTATTCATCAGGTTGTTCAAGAAACATTCTGATAGGCTGATAATTATTTGTTTCCGTAGTAATCTGGAATACTCTTATTTGCGGTTCTTCTTTTTTCTCCGGCTTAACAACTAAAAACTGAATAATCTGTCTTGCCTGTGATAATCTAAACTTCTCAGCCGCCTTGCTATCGTCCCATTCAAAACATTTATGAAGTTCTGAATCTACATTGTTTCTTGCTTGTTCCAATACTTCTTCCGGCGTTACTCTACGCTCTCCGATTTCTTCATAAACCTTTTGAGCATTAGCCTTGAAAATTCCGTCAAACTTCCATATAACTTCCAAGTCTGTTACCTCCTTCCTTTGAATCTGTCTACGATCCTGATAACTGCCGTAGACTTATTGATAATCTTAAAAAATGATGTTGGTCTGCCTGTATCATCTATGCAATCACATAAAAACTGCCAATCATCAGCTTTTAAATTCTGATTACGCAAAATGGTTTTTTCGGTTCTTGTTAGCTTTCGTCCCTGTTTCAAAGCAGCTTTCCTCCCAACCTACTAATTTAAGCCAAAGCAGACATACCCCAATCAACGCTAACCCGCCACAACTTAACCATGCTTGATTTTCCCACCCCTGTGTAATAGGAACTTCCGAAAATGTCATAATAAAGCCTACGCACGACATTAAAAGTGCCATGATCTTCTGAATTACAGTTATTGCTTTCATACTTAACCCCCTTATTCATAGCAAAAGATTTCGTCTTTCTGCCCCGGTACAGGACAACTTTCATATATTCCAGAACCATTCTTGCGCTGACCCTGATACACAACGTTTTCGGGAACTACACTTCCGAAAATCAGCAGATACTTTGCTAAATACCTTGTTCGTTTAGATGCTTTTTTAGTCTTGAAACCTTTTCGTGTAACTGTGGCATATTGCTGAAACCCGCCATCTTTAGCCATAATGACTTCTTCAATAGTGTTTCCGTTCCATTTTGGAGAATTTAGACGATTAAGAATTACTGATCCCGTGTAAAGAAGTATCTTATCCCCGTTATCTCCGTTTTCAATCTGCATAGCCCCTGATAGGTACTGCAAATCTGTCTTAAAGTCCTCGCTCTTTGTGTCAATTCCCATTGCTAATGCGTAATTGTCAAGTTTAGGACTTTCACCTGCCATAATCAGAATTAATACCCCTGTGGCTATGTTGATTGTTATTGCTTGTAAAAGTGCTTTGAGATTCATTTCTTACTCCTTACAATCTTTCTGCATCTGTGCAAGTTCATTCGCAAAAAAAATACGTCCGATTTCGTCATATTTCAGGTGCATCCCGTCAGCAAATGCTACAATAGTATCATATGACGGTTTCTGATCTCCCTTAACGATTGCGGACGCAGTTCCTTTATAAACTCCTGTTACTTCTTCAAGCTGTGTAAAGCTGTCAATATCAGCTTCAATCATAGCTTTTTTAAATTCTTTCGCATCAACAGTTCTCATGTTTTTACCTCCTTCCTGTTTGTCTGCATTTCTCTTGCATGAATGTATAGTAACACAAGTGCAGAAAAAATGCAAGCACTTTTTTAAAAATTTCTTGCATGGGTGTAAAGTTTTTGTTGACGCATACCGATACATAAGGTAAAATCACCATAAAAAAGGAGATGAAAAGCGTGAAAATCAATACAGAAGCAATAAAACAATACAGAATCCATAGCGGATTAACACAAAATGATGTAGCAATAAGGTTAGGCGTTTCCGAGGCAACAATCTCACGATACGAAAGTGGGGCTATTGAAAAGGTTTCACCTAAAGTAATGTTAGGATATGCAAAACTTTTCCATGTTCCAATCAATACGTTTTACGAAAATGCACAAACCGAATGGGTAACAGCTTTAGAAGAAGCCGGATTGCAAGACCCAAGAGTTGCGGGTTTCATTGAATATTTGGAAGAACAAGCCCAGAAAGAGGCAAAAGAAGCATTTGACTTGTCAAAATTTGAGATTGATCTTGTTTCGGCATACCGCAAGAGTGATGATAAAACAAAACATTTAGTAACTTATGCACTCGGAATCGCAAATAATACGCAAGAACAGGAGGGTTAATTATGGCAAAACTATTAAAAGCATTAGGGATCATAACATTAATATTAGGAATAATCGGAAGTATAGTATTGGCAATCCATTTCGGAACGGCTGAAAAGATGGTAGCTACATATAATACCATAAGCTATAAAACCAAATTTGAGATTGTTACGTTTTTAGGAATCCTATTAGGTGGACTTCTTTCAACCGCAGTTTTATCATGTCTGCTATTAGGCGAAAGCAAAATACTTGAATGTCTACAGAATAAATGAGAAAAAAGGACTTACCCATCAAGGTAAGCCCTATTTTTTTAGTGATAACTTGTAAATCTACCCATACCGTCCCGGTAATAGCGTCTGCCAGAATATCCGTTAGCATAAGGGGTCATGTGGTTAGGATCGCCCCAACCATCCCTTGAATAGCCGTCCGAGTAATCTTCCATAGCGATAACCGTAGTAACAGATTTAAGTATTCTTGTCAGACTTTCCAGATACTTTGCGTCCTCGGCTGACAATCTTTCGCTTTCCTTTTCCAACTTCCTGTTGGAATCCATTATCGAATCCATCACTTTGTCGCATAACTTGTGGAGTTCCTCTATGTTTTTCATAGTAAGCCCCCCTTCAAGTAGTAGCAGGTGTTACAGGATTCGCTACTGTGTAAGCGGGAATAGGATAAGGAGCTACCCTATTAACGATATACTGTGTCTGTGCTGTGTTATCAGCTATAAGAGCAGCGGTCTGTGTAGCCTGTGAAGCTGCAAGTGCCTGCATATTGACCTGATTCTGTAAAGCAAGGTTCTGAGCTTTAAGAGCGTCAATCTCCTGCTGACACATCTTATCAAGTATCTGCTGTGTCTGATTCTGGATAGCAAGTCTTGTAGCAGCACCCTCAGCCTGAACTATGTTCTGGGTAGCAGCTCCTAACATTTTGTTGTCACAGCAGCATTGTGAAAGCTGACTTGATACAGCGTTAAATCCCTGATTCATAGCGGTTTGTGCTGCAAAAGCCTGATTCATATTAGCCATCTGACGGGAATTAGCTGAACTTTCAGCCGTAGCAAAGCCATTAGCTATGCTTGCATTAACGCCCGCAAAACCACCGCAAAGTGAGTTCTGAACATCACCGAAACCGCTTGTAACGCCACTCTGTATGCCTGATACAGAACTGTTAAGCATCTGATCTCTGAAACCGTCATTAATGTTCTGCGAGTTATTCAGCCACGGGAAAGCGTCATTAGCGAAACCGTTTCCGCCAAAACCGCCATTGCCGAAGCCACCACACATCATAAACAGGATGAAAAGCAGAAACATTCCGCTATCACCACCAAGTCCGCCGAAAAGCCCGTTATTTCCATATGCCGGAGCCATAGGCAGGGTTGTTACTACACCACCATTTTCAAGTGCCATAAAATTGTCCTCCTATAAATATTGTAGGTCAAGAACCATCCTCAAACGGATAGCCCGTATGTTAAGTGTGCGCACACATTAACCGCTAATCATGTTTTGCATCTGCATAAAATTGTTGTAAGCATCCTGTGAAATCTGTTTGCTGTTTAAAAGATGTTGAGCAACAGCATTTGTATTGTTTATGTCTATATTCTGCGGGATATTCCATTTACTTGCCATAGCCCCCATAGGGTCTTTTTTGAATTTCTGAAACTCTTTCATCATCCCAAACATTTTCATCATGCCATTCATAAATCAATCCTCCACAAGAAAATAATACAAGGGGACATAATCACCCGAATTAAAAGTATCGTAAAAATCACCATCAATCACCGCTACCGCATGAGTGCCTGTAGCAAGGATATAAACACCCTTTTTATGTTCGTTAGTAAAATCCTTCACCGAATAACACATAGGGCATTTATCGGGCAAATTATGACGTTCTATGCCTATATTCTCTAAATACTTTCCCCATACCGAATTAGCGTTCATAATATCCTTGTCGAAAAAGCTCTGTTTAGCAAGGGCATAATGAATTTCATCCCATGACTTGCCAAGTGCCAGACTTAACGCTCGGATAACGCAATCATCAACTATTCTGTTTTTCGGATTAGGGTTAGCATAGATATACGCCACATAGTCCACTCCTTCCTGAATGTTATGGCTACATTATGGCATAAAAAAAGAACCCCACCATATTAAAAATCGGTGAGGTTTTTAGGAGAAAATGCTATAAGAAACGTAAAATGTGGAAAATCATTGTACTTTTTGTGCTTTTAAATCCCACCAAAGCACATCATTGTCGGTAATCGCAGCAGTACAAAATGGAAGTTTGGAAATCATGGTAACGCCGTCACCATATTTAAGGCGTGGAACTGACGGGGAATTATCATCAGTACGATAATCGGTCACTACATAAAGTTTATCCTTGATTGAAACTCTGTCCGGCAATTCTAACCACTCTTTAGCCGTATGGCTTTCAGGGATAAGCGGTGTATTTTCCAGAATCTTCATCACAAAATCAATCAGATATGATAAAGATGGATGTAGATTATCCGTGATCCTGTCAACTTTAGGCTTTTCTGTCATTTTCTGTTCTGAAACAGCCGTGATCTTCGCCCTAATACTTTTCATAGTAGCAGAAACCGTACTGTCGCAAATATTTAACTGCATGGCAAGTTGATAATTAGTCATGCCTTTAGCCTTTAAATCGAAACAGGAACGTTCTAAATCCGTAAAATTACACTCCCGCCTAAAACTATCAAGTTCCTTCTTTGTATATGCGCTTATTTTCATACTGCCCCTTCCCCATTAAAACAACTTTTCCCATTGTTTCTTTAAATCATCCGCACTCTTTTTGTCCATTTCGTAGCCTAACGGAATGTCCTTCATTATCTCCGAAAAGTTTATGCCTTGCATATCCAAAGGCAACCGATAACCATTGTAGCCATCATCAATAGCTTCACGGAAAATCGGAATATCGGTAACTAAACAGGGCGTTCCTGCTTGCAAGGATTCATGTACGGAATAGCAATAACCCTCATGGTCTGATAACTGTACTGTGTAATCAGCGTTAGCCATGTAATCCATAACCACTTCATTAGGTTGTGAACCCATATTTATAAATTCTGTAAATCCCTCAATCGGCTTGAATGAATCTGTGAACACTAACCATAGAAATCTTATGCCGTTCTCACGGAGTAGTTTACATAGCTTTATCATTCTGTTGTAGCCTTTTTCCGTAGTCAGCCGTGTAGCAGAAACAAGTTTTAAAACTTTCTTGTACTTGTAACCCGTCATAAACGGTTCTATAGCTTCACAATCAACCCCGTAAACATTTCTCATGCCCCTTGCGGTATCTTCTGATACTGCTATGTACTTTATATCCCTCTGAAACGAATTAGAGTGCCTCATTTTGGCATAATTGCAATGAAGTAATACAAATACCTTATCCGCATGGATATTGCCCTTTACGGCGTTATCCTGAAAGTTATGAAGCAATATGTCACAATCATAGGTTGATTCTTTATCATAAACCACACAATCGGCATATTGGCTTAAATCGGCTTTTATATCCTCGTTAAACGTAGCACACATAACTGTAATGGAATGATCGTTACGCATATTGATTGCGAAATTCCGTGTCCATGTATATAATCCTGTCTTACCTAATAAGCCAGAAGTAAAAACAATAATCCTCATGTTACCTTCCCTGTTGCTCAATCTTTCCTGTCTTTATGTAGCAGTAAAAGGAATAATACTGCCACAATGATATATGCTAATATCCCTACTATTATTCCTACTGCCATAGTCAATCACCTGTTTAATAAATACGGCAACGGCAAGGGTGTCTAACCCTCACCGCCACCGAATGAAATTTTGGTTTTATGGGGTTACTCAACTAAAGTATATAATCGATATGATACATCAACTTCCGAAAATGTATTTGTTACAACCAAGCCATATCTTTCTGTGCTTTGCCCGAATGTAAGACCTGTACCCGCTTGTAATAATTGTGTAATTTTATGCCTTGAACTTTCTTTACCATATCCGTTTCCAATTACAACTGCCAAAGATGCACCTACTGTGGCATAAGTAATAAACAAGTATGCCTTTGGCACATCTAATGTAACGGTGGTATTCCTTTTTATAACACCATCAACATATTTAAATTGTTTACTATCAAAAAGTGCAAATTGATTTTCAATAGTTTCGTTAAGCAATTCCACATCCGACAACCTTGCCATCTCACCGTTGTGGTAATCAAGGGCAATTAATGTTCCGTTGGTAGAAATGTAAGCGTACCCCTGTGAAAGTGCGATTTCATGGGGTGTGAGTTGGATGGTAAAGGGTGTGGCAAGTTCGTAGACCAACTTTATACCCGACAATGCCGTTTTTAAATCATTCGCACCCGTAGCATCTGCCGAATATCGGCTATCATTTACATATATGTTTGTGTCCGTGGCATAAGCATTCCACCTTGATATGGTTGCGTCCGTTCCTCTTGCTACTACTGAATCATAACATTCACAAATAAATGGATGTTCACCTGCCGTGGTTTTAATATCCGAAATACTTGTAGAATACAGGTTTACATTACCGCTTGAACTGTTATAGGTGTATGTTTTCTCACCCATATCAATAACTTTATGAGTAACCGTAAACAATCCTGTCCTCGGCTCATAAGTACCGCCATACACCGTCTGCCCCAAAGATTCGGATAAATCTGTGGTTTTATGGTAGGGAACGTAGGTTTTATCCGTCAAAGAATCAGCACATAATATGAAATTGCTTACAGATAATGTCTGTCCTACTGATGCCGAACTCGTTGTTGATATATAGAAAAATAATTCTGGATTATCTATATTTCCTATATTTATATCGGTATCAAAAGTGGTATTAGTTGTTATATTAAAATTGTATTTTACTGTGCTTCCATCATATATACGAATACTCGTATTACTGCCAGATGCATTACCAACACCCGATATTCGTAAATGCCCATTATTAACAGTTTTAAATGGTGTTAAATCATACACCATTCGAGGATAATAAGTAGCTGTGGAAGTAAATGTAACAGTATTGCCATTTATTTTAATAGTTGCATTTGTGTCTGTTCGTGTTGGAGCATTAAAGTCAAGTAGATTCTTCCCACACGATAAAACCTCAATTTTATCGTAGCCAGATATAGGACAGATGTTTTCGTAAGGGGCAAAACTTGAATCGCTTTCCGTGGCAAGGCGTATCATGGGGTAAAATGCCTTGTTGGACATTGTAACGCCCGAAGCAATTCTAATTCGTAGGTTAAAAGTGCTACTAATTGTTATGTCTTTGCCACTACCCGTATCTGTTCCCACACCGTCAGCATCAATTTCATAATTTGATGAACTGCCACCCGAAGGGCATCCATTTAATATATATGAGCCACTCGATATAGAAATATTCTTTGCAATATATAAATTTGTTACATCACTTGAGTTATTAGCCGTTACATTTATACCAACAACATTGTTAGCACTATCGGTAAGAATAGTAAATGTTATGTTGTTTTGAGTATAAGCATTACCACTCCATGTACCGCTTGTATTAGCATCTTTAATGCTTTGTACGGTCATAGGTAACTTATTCTTCCCCCCACCTGCGGGATAAGGCTTGCTCTGCCCGTGTAAGTCCTGTATGGGGTTATAGGTTATGACAGGATTTACCGCTAATTGCGAGGATTTTAAACCGCTTATGGATAACGGATTGCCCGATACCGATTCCAATGAAACGTCTATTTTATCCTGAATGTCGCTATCATCATAGACTTGTGTTTCAGTTCCGTCAATCTGAATATTGCCGTTAGTAGTGCTTGATTCAACCTTGTTAGCACCCGTACTAATCCCGGAAAGTTTATTTTTCTCTGTGGTAGTGTAATCCTCTGTAGAAAGCCCCTTGCCGTTGACTTTATCAACCTTGCCCGCTAAAGCATTAGTAACACCATCAACAATGCCTTTAGCTGTGTTATCGTAATCGTTAGTTGAAAGACCTTTACCGCTAATCTTGTCAACCTTTGCATCTAACAGATTGCCAACCTCAGTTTTGGTGTAGTAGTTAGCAATAGCTGTATTGAAAGCGGAAGTGGTTACATAGTCAGCCAAAGCCGTAGCCAAGTCTGTAGTAGTAACATAGTTAGACAGGTCAATTTCTGTACTGCCTAAAAGTTCCCAAGCGTTATCCTGCCAGATATATTCGTCATAGACATTGTTCGTAAGTGCCGTAGTTTTAGGGACAAGATAGATAACGTTAGGCTCACCACTTGCAGGAAGTGTAGTAACCTTTTCAAACCTGCCATTAACCGCTGCACTTATGAGGTTATTAACCTCGGTTTGAGTATAGGTATCAGATTTGAGATAGTAGTTTGCAAGGTTATTAACTGTGTTAGTGATAAAACTATTGTCATTCTGCAAATCACTTGTCTTTGTCGGTACGGGAATGTTAATAACCTTATCGGTAGTCTGATTAAGCGAAAAGGTATCTACGTTCTGATCATTCTTCTGAATAGTGATGGTAGGATTGTTAACCGTAGGAATATCGCTTACGTCAGCTTTGTTATCCCAAGTTGATTTTTCTGTATCGGTTACAAGCCTATGGTTTTCATCATCTGTCAAGTCCGATAATTCAGTAGGAATATCGTCTGTATCAGCTTTACCCTCTAAAGCGGTGTCAATCGTCTGTTTATCATAGACATTTTCAATTTCAGCATAAGGAGTAAGATCAACATTAGCAATCTTGTTAGCGTCAACTACAGATGTACCGTTGACTTTAACATCTTTAACACCGTTACCGCTACCACTATTGAACTGAATCTCACCTGTCATCATGCCGTGAGCGTCCATTGTACCTTCAAGAGAACTATAGTTATTAGCCATTAGCGTGTTCCTCCAATTCTACCTCAACGGTGAAATTTTTGTTAGCTTTGATTGTGTAATGCTGATCGTCAGCAGTAACAACCTCAATCTCATACTTGTAAAAGCCAAAGGCTAAATCCTCTGTGTCTGCGGGAACTATCGACAGATGGGCTTTATTGTTTTCCAAGTCAACTAAAAATTCCTTTTCCAGAACTGTACTATCAGTTTTCAGCCTGAAAAATACCTTGTCACCCTCGACAAACTCATAGTCCTGTATCTCCCCATCTTCGTCACGATACTTTAGGTTCTTAACGTCCAAGTCAAGGTTATCACCCCTTGTCAGCCACATATTATCGTCCCTGTCTTTCCTGAAAGCCATATCCTACCTCCTTTTATGTTTACGGCAAGGGGCTTTATTGCCCCTCACCATTTAAACATCATGTCTTGTAAAGTCTTATATTCTTGTAAACAAACGTTACGTTACGTTCACTATCAGCGATTGCCGAATAGTTAATTGCTATCCATATCTTTTTCCTGCTACCGCTATTGAATGTAGTAGTATATGTGTGATACTCGTTGCCAAGTTCGTTAAGTCTGCCACCATTCTCACTAATGATGTTGTAATCCCACCATGAGCCATTATCTTCGGGATTAGCACCCAAGATGTAAGCAGCCATTTGATTAGCCGTGTACTGACGCTCCCCAGAAGTACATTTAACATCATAAGCAAACGCATAATTTGTGTTTTCCTCAACGTCAGCTTCGTAAATGATATGCTCCCATCCGTTATAGCCGTTAAATACTACCGTGGTTTCCAAACCATTCTTTGTGATATTGATAACATCATCAGGAAGGTATTTATTCCATGTAGTTAAATCGTCAAGTACAAAGAACTCTGGTATGCCATCAAAGTACATCTTGTAAGTAACGTTTCTGGTAGAATTTCGATACCAAACAAGGTAGAATATCTTGTTTTTATCTATGTCAGCCAACGATATTTCATAAGTTGCCTTAGTCTGACTTGCAAAATCATAAAGCCATTTAAGCACTCTACCCTTGCGAGGGTCTTGTGAATAAAGCGGATAGCCCCAAGCCGTAGGCATTACGTCTAATAAGCCCCATCCAAAGTCAGGATAGTTATATTCTGCCTTTGTAGTAACCTCAATAACCATCTTTGTAGCACTACCCTTACGCATAGCCGTTTTCGGTACGAATTTAGCCTGAGCCTGTGTCCTATCATAGAACATAAATGTTCCGTCCTCTTGATACCATGCGTAACAAGTTTCCTTGTTAATCTGACCGTCAAGGTATCCCGCATTTTCTAACTCTACGATAGGATTGATGTAGTGGTTATAGCTGTCAATCAGCATCAAACGTCCAATATCGTAATCGATATATTCAGGATCGCTAACAAGGTTATCGCCACGGCTTGTAGTTGCAAAGATTACGAAATAATATCTTGCCTGATTATCCAACGTAGTTACGTCAGCAGGACTAATCTCATGTTCAAGGTCAATAGAACCGTCACAATCAGCAAGGCTATTAGGTATTGCACCCTTCTTGTAGCCTAATTTCTGTAATGTGTAAGTTCCAGAAGTAAGTACAGGCATTTCAAAACCAACTTCAACAACAGTTCCGTTAAGGATTACGGATGTAATCAACGGGGCTAACAGATTCCTTTGCGTATTAACGCTTACAACCTTTGTAAATCTGTAACGCTGTTTTGTTACTCCGTTATCTACGAAATTGCTATACGGGAAAATGCCGTAATAGTATTTTTTGTTTTCCTCAATCGTATCATCAATAAATGGTGTTTCGCTGTATTCATCACGGGTAGTGCTATTAACAAGTATCGTACAATCATCCCACGGATGTACAGGGACACCTGTTTCGCTTCTTACTACTATCGTGCCTACCCACGTTTGAGGTTCCGGCTGATTTGTAGATATATCTGACGGGTCATTCCATGTTATGTTTACACATTCATTATCCCTGTCATATTCAATAGAAACATTACTCGGCTCTTGCAAGAATCTTATTCCGTTATTTCTGCAATACTTGATAAACATTTCAGCAGATTCGTCATTAACGTTTCCGATTCCACCTGCCCCGTCAGCCGAATTATTCTGACTATCCCCAACGTGCCATTTATCGTTAATCTGATACTTAGGCTGTTTACGATTACCACGGCTTGTATAGGTATCAAGCATACTGCCTAAACCCTTTAAATGACGTTCAAGTACGTATGTGTTATACTCACCTATGTCACCGACAACCTTAACATTATCGCCAACCTCGATACACAAGTCCCCAACGTGTTCGACATTCATAGGGGCATAACGCCTATGTGTAACCTGTTCACGGATATTAAGCGTAGCCTGTTTAATGTTGTCCTCACCGTCAGGCAAACTCTTAATGCCTGAAAGTACAAAGTTGTCAACGATATTGTAAACGCTCGGATGCCTGTAGGATGATGAACCCTCATAAGCAAGCTGAATATTGTTCTGGTCATAAACCCTAACAAAACCAATGCCCCAAACAGCGAAATCCTCATAAGTTGTAGGCGGCTTTCTGAAATCATCAGTAACAGTTCCAACTGTTTCAGCATCATATTTAACAAGCGTAACATACTCAAATACGCCCGTTCTGCTTATATGACCGAATACACCATTAGCATTAAGTAAACCGCCCATAAAAAAGCCAAATGTGATCGTATCGCTCTCGATATTTTTCGGAACGTAATAATCGTCATTTATAAGTTCGGTTTCCTCGTTCTGTTCGATAATGTAATCAAAGTCTGTAGCTATATATTCAAACAGGCTGTCCCTTAATTCCTTAACGGTCAAAGGTTCATTATCATTGTCAGCGTAAACCTCGTTATACCATTCCGTAATATCCCAATCCCTTAAAAAATGGTTAGCGTCATAAAGGATTATCTCTCTTGTACGCCTGTCAGCCGAATACTTGTCCGAATAGCAGATATATTGTCCTACCTGAAACAAGGTATCGCTATCCCCGTTAAAGTAGATGTAGATATTCAGCATTAAATCATCCGTGTTAGTCTTTAAGTTCGGAATACTCGCCTTATTGTTAATCGTAAAACTGACTTCCGCACTTTCCATCAAGCCCCATGTAAGATCATCTTCCGAACAAAGACTTTCCTCTAACCTAAAGGTATTGGTCTTAACGTCAGCCGTATGTATCTCAACTGTAGCATTAGTTACTGTAGGAGCTGTCCCCGTAACAGGCGTAACCGAAGCAGCTTCATCTACTATCAGTATGTCTTTGGTTTGATGGGACTTGTAAAATAAATCCCGGTAAGCATATTCAACCATGTTTTTATCCTTCCCAGATAAAACCTAATTTCTCAGAAGTTTTCTTGCCAATAGTACCCGTTTTATCACTAAGACCGTTATCATGCTTAAAGTTACGGCTTGCATATTCAGTATTCTTGCCGAAAACTCCGTCAATCTGACCAACGTTGTAACCCTTTTCGGTAAGTAACGCCTGAGCCGTTTTAACATCCTCACCCCTCATATAAGGGTCTGTCAGTTTAAGTTCACGCCTGAGTACAGGTTTTTCGTTAAGATCAACCCACCAATCAGGTCTTGCAATCTTTTTCCACTCACGTTTGAATAAGTCTGTCATTACTACGCCATCCGCAGTCCCCTTAGCCTCAATAACGGTCTTTTCATCAATAGCATAGCCAACATGACCAAGTGAATCTGTAAACACAAAATCACCCGCTTTAACTAACTCTAAACGTTCAATCTTGTTAGGAATAGCGTTATACATATCCTTCGCCCGCATATCATAGGCAAATATGCCCTTTGACATAAGCCACTTCATGCCTAAGCCAGAACAATCAAATGCCAAAAGTGTAGCTATATCTATTCCGGCATCTATTTTTTTCTGTAGCAAAGTAAGTACGTTCTGGACAAGTTTAGGATCGTTTTTTTCCATAGCACAAAGTTTATGTAGCAATTCTACAAACCTTTCGCCTTGCGCTCCAAGTACATACATCATGCCAAGCATGGCAATTAAGTATGATTTAAACTCTGAAAATTTAGCTGTCACTTTCGCCATTATTCTTCTCCTTATTGTAGTTAGCTGTACTAACGCCTATAAGAGTACCTATTAGCGTTCCGATTGCACCGATAATAGTTACAATTACGTTTACTGTTTTAGGGTTAACATCAAGAACCCCTAAGACTACCGACAAAAAAGTAACTATTGCCGGAATACAGATAAGCGCAACCCACTTTAAAATGTCATAAACTTTGTTCGGTATTTTCATGTCCTACCTCCTTAATCTGCTGCTGTAGTTACTCCACCAATAAATGCCAAACGGCAAGAATCGTATCTTATTTCACTTGCAGAAGCAAGGTACATCTGCGGTTTAAAGTCCGCCATGTACCCCCTCTGCGTTACATAATCGTCAATTTCGGGGATATATGCCGTAATATTACATTCCCTTGCATATTCCTTGCCCGTAATAAACTGTGCGCTTATACTGCTCATAAGCGATGCAAACTGTGTATGATTTAACTGATTAACAGTTTCAAACTCGACTTTTAAGGCTTTAAGCTTTACAGCATCCCTATGCAAGTAACCCTTTGCATCCGTCCA